CCTGGTGGTGCTGGAGCCGCACATGCGGATGAGGACACTCCTGCACCAGCAGCCAAGCCTGCACTCAAAGTGGCCGCACCTGCACCTGCAAGCGACTTTGACGAGGACGATGTTCCTGCGGCATCAGCCCCAGTGGCCAAGCCTGCAGCCAGTGGACAAAATGCCCAGGACATCCTGGCCATGATCCGTAGCCGTCAAGCCAAGTAATAGTCAATATTGCAACCAATGAAAATAGTCTGGAGCAGCACTGGCGATTGGCTAGATCTTGATCCTACTAATTATGATTTGGTCGCATATTGGATAAACTCTCTTGACCGAGATCAAATTAACACGTTTCATCTCGGTCAGAGTCAATTTGATTTAAATTGGCCAGCTGCCCTTCGTATACACATTCAAACAATAGATACGTTTTTACGCGATAAGTTAAAAATAACTGCGTTATCTAATTTTCAAGAACAGAATTTAATAGACCAGACAGTCTTGAATGAATTGCACAGAACTTGGGTTAAATTACTTGTAGATTATCCTAAATTAGTTAATGTTATGTTGCATGATACACATAACGAATTACATTATCATTGGAATCAAGTCAACAAAAAATTGCATCTCATTGAAGAATCTTTTCAAAGTTTATATGTGGCAAAAGAATATTGGGAAACTCCGAATATATTTGGAACAGACATATTAAATTTCAACATTCAACAAATACAATTGACCTTTAGTCAAGCCGGTCGCAGTACGTTCAACAAGTGGAAAATATTTGATTTCAACATGACAGATACTGACACAAATGATTTTTTTAATATTGGTTCAGAAGTTCTGATCAATTTAAATAATCCAGAATCGCATGAAGCACCCAAGGAATATGTAGATTTTTGTAATGCAAACAGTATTCCGGTAATAGGTCGATATCTTAACTTGGCAAATTTTAAAAATTATGCAGCTGACCTAACAAACATTCGACATGTTTATTTAAGAAACATTGCTCATGAAAATAATACAGCATCATTTAGACTTTAGACCAGATGAAAATTGGATTAGGACGGAAAGTGGTATTCCGTTCTTAAAACTTGCAGTTGATGTTCCTGCACAAGAAATTTTCCAAGAATGGAACACAGTAAAAGATCTTGCTGTTGAGCATAGACCAAAAGAAAGTATATCTGATAAATTTTTTTACGGACACAAAGGATGGAAAAGTTTAACAATATACGGCGAGCATTATGCTATAACTGAAAACACCGATGGCCCTAAAAATTGGACCAGCATAATAGACCGTTGCCCTATCACCAAACATTGGCTTGAGAATAGTTTTGTCATTGATGCTGATACCGGACGTATAAGATTTATGTTGATAGAGTCTGGCGGTTACATCTTGCCGCATTCTGACAGAGATAAAAAATATCTGTCAGAAATTAATATTTCTATAACCAATCCTGTTGGATGTTGTTTTCGATTTACAAACTACGGAAATGTTCCATTTGTTCCAGGCAGTGCGTTTCTTATGGATATTAGTAACCAGCATCTGGTATATAACAATAGTGACCAGCCTAGACTGCATATTATTGTTCATGGTTGTTTAAAAAATACAAAGACTATAACCCAAAGTTATGAAGATCGCTATAATAGTTGATGATGGCACCAATGAATCACTTTTAAGATTCACTGAAGCCAAATTATTTTTTGATGCTAATAATCAATCAAGAGATCTGATTGATGATTGTGTAGTAGTATCGACCCACAAACAAGCACAGTCAATGATTGCTACAACGTCACAACATACATATTTTGTGCTACAAACTGGCAGTTTTCTTACATCAGGTTTTTATGCTACATACAAAAATTTCAACGGAGTATTTGTAGTTCCAGTAGATCACGAATTTGTAATACCGTATGATCCAAGCACCTACATAGGTTTTAGAAAGCATTGTAAATATCCTTTAAAAAGCAAACAACTCTACATTGTGGAAAACATGCTCAAGAGTATTTTGTCTGCTGGCAAAAACGTATACATAGAAAATACAGAATCTTCTGATCTAACAATTAACAGTGATACTATCAAACATCTTTATGGCCTAGCCAGTGGTTGGAAAACAGCACATCTGGCCTGTCAAATTGGACTTGATAAGTTAGAAACTATCACAGTGTATGATTCTAATCCTCATCAATTAGAATGGGCAAAAAAATTACACAGTTTTAAATTCTTACCTGAGTCTTTAGAATTACCATATAACCGTGTGGGAGAGTATAGTATCCCGAGCTGGACCAGCAACTGGTGGCACCAATGGCACAACTACCCAGTTCAGTTTGAACATGTTGATTTACTATCAACACCTAAGTTTCCAGATTACAGTTTAGTCTGGATCAGTAATGTTTTTAAATTTGAGCCATTGATCTTTAATTTGGGATGGCAAAAGTTAAAAACTTATAAAGAAGACTTGCTAAATGCAAACAAACAGTCTATAATTATTGAAACATGAAAGAAGGACATACCATGGGAAAACCATTTGACGTAAGCAAGTTCCGCAAGGACATTACCAAAAGCATTGAAGGTCTGAGCATTGGATTCAATGATCCAACAGATTGGATTAGCACAGGCAACTTTGCCTTGAACTATCTCATCTCAGGAGATTTCAATCGAGGCATTCCCTTGGGCAAGATCACAGTGTTTGCCGGCGAAAGTGGTGCAGGCAAGAGTTATATCTGTTCAGGCAACATTGTGAAGAATGCACAAGAACAAGGTATTTTTGTTATCTTGGTTGATACAGAAAACGCACTGGATGAGACATGGCTGCATGCACTGGGGGTAGACACTGGCGCAGATAAGTTACTCAAACTGAACATGAGCATGATTGATGATGTGGCCAAGGCCATTTCAACATTCATGATTGACTACAAAGCCCTGCCAGACGGTGAGCGCATGAAAGTGTTATGGGTTATTGACTCATTGGGCATGTTGTTAACACCAACCGATGTCAACCAGTTTGAAGCAGGTGATATGAAAGGCGACATGGGCCGTAAGCCCAAGGCACTCACGTCATTGGTTCGTAATTCGGTCAATATGTTTGGTGGGTTCAATGTTGGAATGGTTTGTACCAATCACACATACGCCAGCCAAGACATGTTTGATCCAGATGACAAAATCTCAGGCGGCCAAGGCTTTATCTATGCATCAAGTATTGTTGTGGCCATGAAGAAAATGAAGCTGAAAGAAGACGAGGATGGCAACAAGATCTCCGAAGTCATGGGCATCCGTGCTGGTTGTAAAGTAATGAAAACTCGTTATGCAAAACCATTCGAAGGCATGCAGGTCAAAATTCCCTACGAAACAGGTATGAATCCTTACAGTGGACTGACCGACCTTGCAGAGAAAAAAGGCATGCTCAAGAAAGAAGGCAATCGTTTGGTGTTCACCACTAGCGAAGGCGAAATAATTAAACAATTCCGTAAGGCCTGGGAAGCGAACGAAGATGGATGCCTGGACAAAGTCATGACAGACTTCAAGAACATCAAAACAGAGGTAAGTACAGCCGACGCAACGGAGGAATAAAATGTCAGCAGAAGTAGCAAGCGAAATTTGGAGCGAATTAAAAAGATATGTCAACGTGGTAGATCGTATAGATGCTGCTGAAAGCATTGTGTCTATTCTGATTGATCATGATCATGACGTTGAAGAAATTCGAGAAGCGTTCAAAGGCGATTCAGACATCAAGAAAGCCCTGACCGCATATCTTGACAATGACAAGGACTATGCAGAAGAAGAGGAAGAAGAGTTTGATGACGAGGACAACTACAACAAAGAAGATGACTACTGATGTGGTACAGTAAAGTAGTCGCTGATCTTGGCAACATACCTGACTTCATTGCACATTTTGAGTCAGAACTCACAGATGCCAAACGTGACTGCAAAATTGGCGGCCTGGTAGAAAAGAACATCACTGCCCTACCGGGCATAACCGAGCATAGATTCAACCAGCTACAAGAGATTGAAGCTGTGTTGAACTTTCTCAACATTCAATTGAGAAAGATACGCACTCGACATTTCAAGAAGTATCTTGAAGGCTACGCTCGTGCGCTCACAGCACGTGATGCTGAAAAGTACGTGGATGGTGAAGAAGAAGTTGTGGACTTTGAAACCATCATCAACGAAGTAGCACTGCTACGCAATCGTTGGTTGGGTATTATGAAGGGCTTGGACACCAAACAGTGGCAAATGGGTCACGTGGTTCGCCTGCGCACAGCAGGCATGGAAGACATCACGGTTTAATAAACTAAATACATTATGACACAAAAAGACCCTTCAAACAACTACGTAGACAATCCAGACAAAGGAGCACACGACTCAGCTGCCTGGGCTCAAAAATGGACCAAAGAAAGATACACTGCTAAAAAACGAGCCAACTTTGAGACAGTTGATTCTTATTTGTCGCAGCCTGTTGGCAAGCTATTGGACATTGGTTGCGGATTTGCCCACGAATCCCGCTTTTTTGGGGAAAAGTACGGTACAGAGTTGTGGCTACTAGATGGTGATCAACAACAAAATAGTAACAAACCCGAGTCTGCTTCTTATGGCAACTGGAACACAACAGCAGACGCTTTGTATTTTTATCATACTTTTGACTTTTTGAATAACAAACTCCAAGAACTAGGCACAAAAAATTATCACTTGATCGATACCAACAACATCAATATTGATGAAAATATAAAATTTGATTTGATCACATCTTGGCTCAGTTGTGGACATCACTATCCTGTAAAGACCTACATTGACTTGATGAAAAAGCACTCGCACGAAAACACCCGCATTATATTGGATCTTAGAACCAAAGGAACGCCTACTAATTTTATAGGCGTAGATGGTTTTGAAATTGTTGACATAGTGTCAAGTCAGGGCAACAAACGTAGCACTGTGGAAATAAAACTGATTTAACGTGACTGATCAGGAACGCTGGCAGCGAGATTTAGCAGAAATGGAAATCTTTTTGCTACTGTTCTTTTTTGAAGCCTGGGTGGCTTTTTGGTGGTGTGTGAGCCACGTCAGTTAAATACCCGCATGAAAATAGTAATTGTCACCGGCGGGTTTGACCCGCTACATTCCGGGCACATTGCCTACTTTGAAGCAGCCCGCGCACTGGGCGATAGACTTGTGGTCGGCATCAATTCCGACGCTTGGCTCACACGCAAAAAAGGTCGCCCATTTATGCCCATGGCAGAACGTCGAGCCATTATTGAAAACTTACGCATGGTAGATCGCGTGATTGAATTTGACGATGAGGACAACACGGCCATTGACGCCATACGTGTTGCTCGTACATACTACACTGTGCCCAGAACCAAGTTTATCTTTGCCAATGGCGGAGACCGCACTGCTGACAACATACCTGAAATGGTGTTTGACGATGTGGACTTCCGCTTTGGCGTAGGTGGCGAGAACAAGATGAATTCTAGTTCATGGATTCTTACAGAATGGAAAACACCCAAAACTGATCGTGCCTGGGGATACTATCGTGTGTTGCACGAAGTTGGTGCCAACACCAAACTCAAAGAACTCACTGTGATGCCCAAAACATGCCTGAGCATGCAACGACATGACAGTCGTGCAGAGTTTTGGTTTGTGGCTGAAGGTCAAGCCACAGTGTACACCTTGGACGAGGCCAGCACTGATCAAGAAGTCAAGTGTCAACTGACCATGCATGAGCATACATTTATCAAAGTCAATGAGTGGCATCAACTGTGCAACGAAACCGATCAACCCTTGAAGTTGATTGAAATACAATACGGTGACCGCTGTGTTGAAGATGACATAGAACGTAAAAAATGAAACCAATTCCTGTGTTTGTGGGTTACGATCCACGAGAAGCCATTGCATATCATACATGTGTAAATTCAATCATCAGACATGCCAGTCAGCCGGTGGCAATTATTCCTGTGGCGTTGAACTTGTTCAAGGACTACGACGAAACACACACTGATGGCAGCAATCAGTTTATCTACAGTCGCTTTCTTGTGCCACACTTGATGGACTATCGAGGTTTGGCCATATTCATTTACGGCGACATGATCCTACGTGGCGATATTGTAGAACTATGGAACCTACAAAGTCCTTTCAACGATGTCATGGTGGTCAAACACGACTACAAAACACGCATGGCTGAAAAGTATCTTGGCAGCAAAAACGAAGACTATCCACGCAAGAACTGGAGCAGTGTGATATTATGGAACTGCAACAGTTTTCCCAACCGCAAACTAACACCAGAGTTTGTGCAAAAGTCAACAGGTGCGGAACTTCACAGATTCTCCTGGCTAGAAGATGAGCGCATCGGAGAACTGCCCCCAGAATGGAATTGGCTGGACGTTGAGTACGATTGGAATCCCTTGGCAAAATTAGTACACTATACCTTGGGCACACCTTGCTTTCATGAGTTTGCTGATGCAGGCGATTTTGCAGAAGACTGGCACAAGGAAAGACTATTAACTGACTACTGTCAGCAAAGAACATAACATGGAACAAGAACAAAACCCACTGCCTGAACAAGAACTAGATGTAGTGGCACCAGAACTAGAACTAGAAATAGAAATAGAACTAGAACAACAACTAGCACCACTGCCTCAGCATGAGCTGGACATGGTACCACCAGAACTGGCAGAATTGTTCAGAGATTTAATCAAATATCGTGTGGACCCAGCAGGCGACTATTATGGATTGAGTTTGGAAGTATTAACTGAAAAAATACAAGCATTAGACACTCAAACTGTACATGCCATAGACAGTGAATATAGATATGAAAGGAAAGGTCACATGTATGATCCTATTTTGCAAAGTTTTGTACAAGGATGCGGCGGGCAAATTACCACCTGGGCCAAGAGCCAAAGTGCAGCGATGCCAGCAGTGTTGCGTGGCATAACCAAACGCAAAGAAATGAATGCATGCCGTGAAGCAGGACGAAATTTTTATTACATCGACACTGGATATTTTGGCAACGGCAAGAAAAAGCTCTATCACCGTATCACACGCAATGACGTTCAAAACGTTGGGCCGGTTATATCTCGACCCAGAGACCGACTGGCAGCCACTGGGTGGCAGCCTAAGAAATTCACTCGCGGCAGCAAAATCTTGTTGGCACCTCCCAGCCAGAAGCTGCTGAATCTCTATGACATCAATCTAGACACCTGGCTAGAATCAGTTCAAGCCGAAATCAATGCCTACACTGATCGAGAAGTTGTTGTGAGACGCAAACAAAGTCGCAGTGTGCGTGTGAATACAGATACCATGGAAATGGCTTTGAGCGATGACATACATTGTTTGATAACATTTTCAAGCATTGCTGCCACAGAAGCATTGTTGTTTGGTAAACCAGCCATAACACTAGGACCCAATGCTGCACAAAGTTTGTGCAGCCGATCGGTGTCGGCCATTGAAAATCTCAACATACCTACTCTAGATGAAGTTGAAGAATGGGCAGCTCATTTGGCCTATTGTCAGTTTACTGAGCAAGACATGAGAGATGGCACTGCCTGGAGAATATTGAATGACCACTGACTGCACAGTTTACGTAAGCAGTGTGGCTAACCCACGAAAACATCCACGTAAAATTTCCTGTCTGGAAAATTTTGCACAAGGTGTGGCAGCTACAGGCGACACTGTGATCACAGAATGGGAAACACAGTATCGACCTGCACGGCTGGCGGTGATCTTGGGATGGGCCACTACAAACACTGGCGGGCCCAACATAACTCTACGCAAACAGATAATTGCCGAACAACAACGCAGAGGTTTTCATACTTTGTGTATTGATGCTTCGTGTT